TTTTACTACGGTTTGCATGCGGAAGACGCGGTTAGTATCGAGGATACCCGTGCCATTGCTGTCGGTGTCGGTGGCGCGCTCAATTTGAGGGGCCAAAACAGCGCCGGGACGCGTGTCGCGTATGGTGCGATCAACAGTTACGCGATTGGCGGCACGCCCGGTACCGAGGCCGGCAACCTAATCATGAAGGCGATGGGCGGCGGGGCCCTGAACGAGGTCGCCCGGTTTACCAACGACCGGGCGCTTCAACTGTACGGGTATCTGTCTGTCGGGACACTGGCGACGACGCTGGCGCAAGCACCGGGTGAGATCGGCCTGGCACGGCGCACCCCGGCCGGCGACAGTGCACCGGGTGCGGCCGGCGGCAAATTGGCGTTGGTGTGCGGCACGACGGCGGGAACAGCCGCGCTTAAGGTGTATGCTGGCACGAGTGCGACGCCGGTAACGATCATCGACAATATCGGTGCTGGTGTGACGGGGTGCTGACGGCGTGACCGCGGGTCGGATCGAACTGCCGGAGAAATTGATCCCGGTGTTCAGCGGCGAGGCGTTGTACCGCGGCGCATACGGCGGCCGCGGCAGTGCCAAATCGAGATCCTTCGCAAAGATGGCGGCGGTGCACGGGCTGCGCTGCGCCCTGGCGAAGGAGTCGGGGGTTATTGTCTGCGGCCGGGAGTTCCAGAACAGCCTCGACGAAAGCAGCATGGCGGAGGTCAAGCAGGCGATCGAGACCGAGCCGTGGCTGGCCGCTAATTACGAGATCGGCGAGAAATTCATAAGAACGCGAGACGGCCGGATCGATTTCTCCTTTGTCGGCCTTAGAAGAAACATCGAGAGCGTCAAATCGACCGCCCGGATACGCCTTCTGTGGGTCGACGAGGCCGAGCCGGTCAGTGAGATGGCGTGGCAGAAGGCGATCCCGACGGTGCGCGAGGAGAACGCGGAAATCTGGGTGACTTGGAACCCCGAACGCAGAGCCTCTGCCACCAACCAGCGCTTTCGCGTCAACCCGCCGGAAAACAGCAAGATTGTCGAATTGAACTGGCGCGACAACGCTTGGTTTCCGAGCACCCTCGACCAGATCCGCCGCGAGGATGAGGCGAAGCGGCCGGAGCAGTATCCCCATATCTGGGAGGGCGAGTACGCGATCGCCCATGCTGGTGCTTACTACGCCAAATTTCTGTCGGATGCGAGCCAAGAGGGCCGCATTGGCCGGGTCACACGTGACCCGCTGATGGCGGTGCGGGCGTATTGCGATTTGGGCGGCACGGGCGCCCGCAGCGATGCGTTCGCGATGTGGGTTTGCCAGTTTGTCGGTCGCGAGGTGCGGGTGCTCGACTATTATGAGGCGGTCGGGCAGAGCCTTGGCGTGCATGTCGACTGGCTGCGCGAGCGCGGTTGGGGCAAGGCGCAGATTTTCCTCCCTCATGACGGCGCGACCCATGACCGGGTTTATGACGTGTCGTTCGAGAGTGCTTTTAGGGCGGCCGGCTTTAGTGTGGAGGTAATTCCCAACCAGGGCCGCGGCGCAGCGAAGGCCCGCATCGAGGCGGCTCGCCGGCTATTCCCGGCCGTCTGGTTTAACGCCGAGACGACGGAAGCCGGCAGGGATGCGCTAGGCTGGTATCACGAGAAGCGCAGCGATGACTGGCGTGAGGTGGGGTTAGGCCCCGAGCACGATTTCAGTAGTCATGGGTCTGACGCTTTTGGGCTCATGGCGGTGGCTTACGAGACCCCGACCGGGCGGCCGAAGGCGATCAAGTACCCGCAACTTGGTATCGTATAAAACACAGGAAAATCAATGACACAGAGTGACAGTGTGATGTTCACGGAGTTGCAGGAGCGCGTGGCGCGTCTGGAGGTGCTCGTCGATAATCTGCGCGAGCGCTGCATCGATCTGGCGGGCCTCGTTCACGGTCACCAGGAGAACCTCGACGAGTTGCTGGGGCCGTCGCCGGATCACGCCGCGGTCCGCAAGGAGAAGAATGAATTGTACGGACGCGGCACCGGGCGACGGGTGGTGTCGTAGTGCCAAGCTCTTCGCCGAAGCAGGCCCGAACCATGCGGGCTGCTGCGCATGACAAGGCGTTCGCCAAAAAGCTCGGCATTCCGCAATCGGTAGCCAAGGATTATGTCGCGGCTGACATGGCGAAGAAGAAGAAGACGAAAGGCAAGGCTCGCTGATGTCTGACCGCATCGGCAATTTCGGCACCGACTACCAGCAGCCCATCGCGCAAGGGCTCGACCTGCCTGACGGGCTGGACGAAGACGAGGTCAAGTCGGTCGTTCAGCAGGAATTGCAGGCGGCGCTCGGGCAGGATGGCGGGAGCCTAGCGCAGGAGCGATTGCAGGCGCAGAAATACTTCGCCGGAGAGCCCTTAGGCAACGAGGTCGAGGGCCGCAGCCAGCTTGTTTTTAAAACGGTTCTGGAGGCCGTCGAGTGGGCCTTGCCGGCCTTGCTGCGGATTTTTACCGCCTCGGATCAGATTTGCATCGTCGAGGCGCCGCGGCCGGGGATGGAGGCGCGCGCCGCCCAGGCGACGGATTACCTCAATCACATTTTCTACCGCGACAACCCCGGGTTTATGATCCTGCACGACTGGCTGTTCGATGCGCTCCTCGAAAAGCTCGGTTGGGTCAAATATTGGTGGAATACCCAGAAAACCGTCGAAAGCAAGACCTATACCGGGCTGACGCAGGAGCAATACGACGCGTTGTTGGGCCAGGACGCGGATGTCGAGGTGGTGAAAATCCGGCGTTACACCCAGGACGCCGACGAGTTCAACATGGACCGGCCTTTTGTGCCGCCACCACCGCGTCCAATGCCCGTGCCGTTGCCACCAGGGCTTCCCGCAGATGCGGTTGGTACGGCACCGGGCGGTCCGGTTCCGCCATCGGGACCCATGCCAGGGCCGCCGCCGCCGCCCCCAGGGCTCGCCGTGCTGTCTCCAGGCATTGCGCCGCCGGCATTGCCTCCACCATTACCGCCTCCCCAGATCGAACTGATCGACGCCACCCTCAGGATTACCCGCGAACACGGTCGGGTGGTTATCGAAAACGTGCCGCCGGAAGAGATCCTGTTCAGCCGGCGGGCAAAGCGCGACGAAATCCCCTACCTGTGCCACCGCCGCCGCTGGACCCGCAGCGATCTGATCCAGCAGGGCTACGACGAGGACTGTCTGGAGGATATCCCGGCCAACGAGAGCCTGGATTGGAACCAGGAGCGGGTAGAGCGCCATCGGCTCGACGACGATACGCCGCAATACGAGCGCATCGACGCCGGCGAGCATCTCTGGATCGAAGAGAATTACGTCCAGCTTAGCCGCGACGGCAAGGACGGCAAGACGACCGAACTCTACAAGGTGATGACGGCCGGCAACGGTCGGGTCATCCTGACCCGCGACGGCGAGCCTTGTATCGACTGCGTTGACGAGGCGCCGTTTGTCAGCGTCACGCCGATCCCGATGAGCCACCGGCTGGTCGGGATGAGCCTGGCGGATCTGGTGATGGATCTGCAGTACGTCAAATCGGTCATCATGCGGCAGATGCTCGATAATGCGTACCTCTCCAACTGGCCGCGCGTCGAAGTCGGCGACGACAGCGTCAACGAAAACACTTACGACGATCTCTTAACCCTGCGCCCCGGCGGCATCGTCAGGACAAAGCGGCTCGGCGGTATCTCGCCGATGGCGATTCCCTACACCGCGGACAAGACGTTTCCGCTGGTGCAGTACCTCGACACGACGGCCGAACTGCGCACCGGCGTGGCGCGCGAGGGCAGCATGATCACCGCCGACGCGCTGAACAATACGGCGGCCAGCTCGATCGCGATGCTGCAACAGGCCGCCGGGCAGCGTATCGAATTGTTTGCCCGGATCTTCGCGCACGGCGTCGAAAAATTGATGCGCGGCGTCATGGAGTTGGTGCGCAAAAACCAGCAGCAGGAGCGGATCATCCGGGTCACCGGCGGCTATCTGACGGTCGACCCGCGCGAGTGGCGTGACGAGATGCCGGTGACGGTCAGTGTCGGGCTCGGCACCGGCAATCGCGATCAGGTGCTCGCCCACCTGATGCAGGTGATCCAGATCCAGGGGACGATCGTGCAGCAGCAGGGCGGCGTGACCGGCCCCTTGGTCTACGCCAAGGATGTTTACGCGGCACTGCACGAGCTGACGACCAATGCCGGGTTCAAGACCAGCTTCTTCAGCGACCCGAGCATGCCGCCGCCGCCGGGTTCGCCGCCGCCGGGAGGCCCACAAAAGCCTGACCCGGCGATGATCAAAGCGCAGGCCGCCATCCAAGCCCTTCAGCTCAAAGCCCAGGCCGAAGCTCAGCAGAGCCAACAGAAGGCCCAATTGGAGGCCCAATTACAGCAGCAGCAGGCCCAAGCGGAGGCGGGGCTGGCGCAGCAGAAACTGCAGCACGAATTGATGCTGGAGGAGCGCCGCTTAGCCCACGAGATGGAACTGGAGCGGCAGAAAAGTGCCAACGACATCTTGATCGCGCGGGCGCAGATGGAGGCACAGAACGAGGTGCGGCTGCAGGAGGTGCGGCTCAAATACGCTGCCGGGGCCTATGCCGCCGGGCAGGGCATCCGACCGCTGGAGCCGAACGGCGGCGGCAGCGCCTGATGGCTGACGCGCTGTCTTTGTTGCAGCAACTATTGGCGGGCCAGCCGGCCTACCGGCCGGAAGACCAAGGTGACTATCTGCGGCGGTATCTGGCGGGGACGGAACCTGGTGCGCGAGGGGCTCCTCCGGCTAATTTGTTTGACCTTGCCGGGGGGTCATCAGGACGGCTTAACCAGCCGAATACGCCGCTGAACTTGATGCCTGTGCCGTCTCCGGCCGACTGGCCGCTCGAGTTGACGGGCGGCGGCTACTCGATGGGCGGACGAGCCGGGAAAACCAGCGAGCCGCTAAACCTGCAACTGCAATACAGCGTACCGGGACTGCCGATCGACCTGTCGGGTGGGTACACGATGCCGATGGGTAGGGGATCGGGGTCGGGGAACTTTATGGCGCGCTACCGGGTGCCGTTCTGATCTGATGGCGGTGCTCGACTGGCTGCAGCAACTGCTGGGCGGCGCCAGGGATGAGGGGGCGCCGATGGCGACCCAGAACCCGCAGACGGGAGAGTTCAATCCTTGACCGGCATGCCGCGCGAGGAGAGCGTGCGACGCGGTATTATTAATGGCGAGATCCCGTTGTACGGGCTTCTGGGCGCGGCTGGGCTGGGCGCAGCTACTGACTGATCTTGATCGAATACCCCCACTCCGGGTCGGTGTCCTCGATGATGCCGCCAGCCCCCTCGTAAGTGTAGCGCAACCCCTGCAGTTGGCGCTCGATCATACGGCGCCGCGCCGAACCTTCCGCGGCAGCGTATCGATCGTCGACCAGCGCGGCGATGACGCGCTCTAGCTCTGCTTCGACCATGACTAACGCTCTCCTCTGGGGAGATTTTTAGCACAGATGAGCGCCTCGTGAAATTTCGCGCTTTTGCCAAGACGCTTGGCGAGTACTGGGACATGCCGCCACCGCGCTGGCGATCGACCCAACCGGCGCCCGAGGACAAGATGCAGCTCGGCGAGAATGCCCGCCGGTTGCTCGACGACCCGGTACTGCACGCCGCGCTCGACCGGGTGCAGCAGAAATTGATCGAGAGCTGGCGCAACACCGCGCCCGGTGAGGGCGAGGCCAGAGAGGCGGCGTACCGGCTCTATTGGGCTAGCGAGCTGTTCCGCGACGAACTCAGGTTGATGCTGGGGGACGCCCGCGCCATCGAGGCGCGTGAGCGAGCCTTGAGACAGGATGCTGCCTGAACTCGACGCCGTCCTCGGCAACACCAGCGGCCTGTCGAACAAGGAACTGATCCGAACCGCGCTTGCGGATCTGGTGCGCGAGGTCGAGAGCGGTCTGGTGCAACAGCGGACCCTGGAGCGCGCGCAGTACGCGCTCGCCGTCACCAAGCGACCGCGTAAGCAGGCAACACCGTAACCCGCCAGCGTCGGACGACGCCGGCCCAGCCCTGAGATGGACAGATGAGTGATGCAGGCGGCGCGCCGCTGAGCAATGGCGCAGACGCGCCCACCGAGCTATCCGAAAGCCAGGCAGTGGCAGCGATCGAGGGCTTGCTCGATCCGCGCCCGCGCCGCGCGCAACAGACACCGCCGCCGGGCTCGCCCGCGGCCCCCGAGCCCGAGCCCGAACAGGCTCCGGATGCTGGACCGGAGGAAGAGCCGGCCCCCAGCGATGATGAGGACGACCAAACCACCGAACCGGTCAGCGGCGATGAGGACGCCGAGACCGATCATCAGAGGG